CCAGACCCGCCGCTGGAATGGCACGCGCCAACATCGCCGAGATGCCGCCGCTCAAGTCGCGAGCCTCGCTGCGCTACGGCAACCGCCTGTTAATGCACCCGACGCTATTTGGCAAAAATACAGGCGCTCTTTTGCAAATTCCCGACACTGCGTTGCAAATGCGGGCCCCGAACGTCCAGAGACACTAAAAGCGACCGCCTCCGCCGGTCGCCTAGTTTTGTGCCTATTTAAGACGTGGCCATCCGAAGACGGCCGCCTAATGCGTGGTCACGACCTCCCCGTCCCTGATCTTCGAATCGCACGTCATCCGGTACCAATACCCGGTGTTGCTGGTCAGCCCTGTGACCGTGATCGAGCCATCCCGCCCAATGCGTGTCTCGCTGCCCCAGCTTCCAAGATTGTCCGAGAAGGCCCTGGTGCTAGACGCCCGCCAGGTGCAGGCGGCCGTCGAGTAGGCCGTATAGCGGAACACAGCCCCGTCAGAGGTAGGCGTGATCGAGCGCACCCGGAAGTCGAGGTACGGATTATCCGTCCCACTGGCGGCCGTCGCCGTGGCCCACTCCACCATGTCCTGGTTCGCTCCGGGGTCTGAGCCATCTGTGGCCCAGCCTTTGTAGGCGCTGGTCGCGGCGAGCCGGAAGTTCAGCGCGGCGTAGTCGGTGTAGTCGATGCTGGCTTCGATGGTGCCCGGCGTTACCGCGCCTGTCTCCGCTGTTGGCAGGCACAGCGTTGGCTGATAACTCTGCGCGGTGATGGTGGACCCAGAGCCGCACCACAACCGGGGAATGGTGTACGTTCCATTCAACCCGGCGGGAGTCCATCCCGACAACTTCACCTTGGTCCCTTGGAGAAGTCCGTGGCCCTTCCAGTAATCGTCGGGTCCAGTACCGAATCGAATCGTCAACACTCCGGCGGCAATGGACGCCGAATAGATCGGATTGCTCACTCCGGCCCCGCTGCGCTTCCAGGATGTGGCCCAAGTTCGGCAGTCAGCAAAGTCGAACCATCCTGGTACGCTGCTGTCTAGCTGGTGGCCAAGATGCACCAGCACGTTGTTCTTGAGATTGTGCTTCGGCCAATGCTCATCGAAGCCCGAGCACCCAGCGTGGTCCAGCCAGTATGCGGCGTTGCTAAGCCCTCCAACCTCAAAGATGTTGTCGGACATATTGCGGCCCGCGGCTGTGCCCGCCTCGCCGTACACGAAACTGTTGGGCCAGAAGTTCTCGCTTGCCAGTGGATTGATGACGGTGTTGTGGATAAACCTGGAGCCGTCGAATCCGTTGACGCCAACACCACCAAGACCTGTCGTCACCGGCGGCACATTGTAATACGAGAGCCTGTTGATCGCCTGAAGTATGCCGGGATTGTTTCCGTCCTGGACCAGGTTGTTCTCGGCCATGTTCTCGCGAGGCCAACGCTGTAGAAAATCTCCGCGTCTCGGGGAGTCTATGACTCCCTCCACGTACATTTGCCCCGTTCGACGAATGAGGTTGTTGCGAATGGTGATGTTCCGCAGGGTGGACCAAGGCTGGTCCTGGTCGGTGACCCAGTTGAGCAGGAAGGCCGAGCACGTTTGCTGCCCGGTGGTTGGGGAGAAGCAGTTTTCAATCAGATTCCCCTCCACTAGCGCACCGGTGACCTTTTTCAGCTCGAACCTGTTTTTCGAGGCGAAGGCGGTAAAAGGAGGCGTTCCGCCTGTGATGGTGCGGTCGGCCCCGGTGGAGGTCCAAACTCCTCCAGAACATATATAGTGAGTTGGTCCGGACGTATCGGACCAGAAGTCCCCATCCATGCAGACGTTGCCGGTGATACCAGTAGCGACAAGTCGCCAAGCCGCGGAACCGTAGACGTAGAATTCGCTTGTGTCCGTCTTCCAGTAGGTCTGAGCGACCCCAGCCCCGCTAGGAGCTGCCGTGCCTTGTGGCGCCCCTACAAACCGGAGCGCCCGATGCGTAGGTGTCCCCTGGTAGTGATTGCCGAGGAACTGGACGTTGCTCGGCTGGATGCTCACATTGCTGGCGTTCGCGCCGCCGATCAAGCTGCCTATCGAGGCCCCGCCCACAAAGGTGTTCCGAATCAAGACCGGCCCGTTGAGACTGTAGCCCAGAATGCCATGCGTCTCGGTATCGTCCCGCTTGATCTCGCTGATGTAGGAATTGAGAACCTCAACATCGTCTCCGTTGACTCGGATGCCGTCTCGCGGCCCGTTGTCGAAGGCGATTCCGTGAATGTAGCAGCGGTCTACGACGAAGTGATGCGAGACAAGGGACGGCTCGGTTTCCCCCGCGTCCGTTCCTGCCCCGATTCCAACGAGCCACCCTTGATTACTCAGGCTGGTTGTGGAAAGAGTGAACTCCAATCCCTCCAGTCGCCAGTATGCGGACGGGTGGCCGCTGGTGTACATCACCGGAGCGTAGCCGCCTGCCGTCACTCGCAGCGTCGCCATCTTGGCAGAGTCGGCAGGAACTACGCGGGTCTTCCCTGGCAGCTCCGAGATTCGGCTCGATCTCAGCGTGATCCATCCGGTATAACTTCCCGAGCGCGCCGGAAGAGTGAATCCGCCCGCCGTGTCGAAGTTGTTGCCCGCCGTCAGGACGATGATCTGCGGCCCGCTGTCAGCGGCAGCGGCGGTATTGATGGCGGTCTGCAATTCCGCGCCGGTAGTAACCGTTTGGATGGTAGGAGCGCCCCACACCAAGGCACACGCGAAAATCAAAACGATGATCCTCATGGGAGATTCACCAACATTCTCAGCTCGACGTTGAGCATTCTAGCCGTTGCGGTAAGCGTGTCCGCCGCGTCCGAGCCCAGCCGTTCCACAAGGACGTGCACGAACTCCCCCGCAGAACAGCCATTCATCGTCAACGACGCGAGGGTTGCGATTCTAAGTTTCGATTCCGTAGCGTCCGATAGTGTGGTATCGATATTCTGGACGGATGAGAACGTCAACCCATAGGCGTCCTCTCCCGCCCCCACACAATAAGCCGAAGCGGCGAAACGGATCACCTGTCCATTCGATCCACCAGTAGTGGGGAAGAAGAAACTCTTTAGGCTGACTGTTCCGCCATCCCAGTCGCTCGGGATTGGAAACAGCAGTGTCACTCCATTTGTCACCGCATCGGCGAACGCAAGATACGATACGGCATCTGAACCGGAAGTGGCATCGGATAGGGTACCGCTGAAGATGTTCACTCCAGGATAAATGGTTCCCCCTGCGTTACGGAAGGCCAACGGAAAGTGCAAGACGTGTGGAGCCTTTGTGTAGGCTCCCCCTCCGCCGAGCAGTTCCCAGGCGTAAGTCGAACCCCCGGTCTTCGAACAGACGTAGAACGTTGCGTTGGCAGCCGCCGCGTCAGAACGAGCGTACACCTGCCCAACCTCAGCGGCGGCATCGCACTCTCCGGATGCCGGGGCGCCACTGCCACGCCGAATATAGAAATTCGTTGCCGCCGTAAAGTCATTCGCGGCCGTCCACGCATTCGCCTGGCCAAGCATAGGCATCGTGGCCGTGTCGATGCCGATCGAGGCCACGCCGCCAGCGTCGCTTATGCTGATGCCCGTCGCCGCGCTGATGCCACGGTTCGAGAAAAACGCGCGGTCGTCGGTGACGTTGGTGATCGCCTGGCTGGAGTTGACGGTCACGTCCGCGACAGGGATCGAGTTCGGCGGATACGTCGGCGTTGAAACGTTGGAGCAAGTCATCGACCCGGATGGGGTCGCCACGATGCCAGTTGCCATGTGGCAAACGAGGTTATTGTTCTGATCGATGAACACTTTGACGTTGCCACCCGGGCCGGAGGTGAATTGGACGTGGCCAGCCACGATAGCGGGAGGGACGTAGTTGCCCACCCTGGCGCGGCCAGCGGCGATGTTGAGCGTGTCGTCTGTGACGCTGGTGGTACTGACGCTCTGACCGAAATCGGTGAGATCGACGCTCGCGCCTCCACCGCCGGTTGCACAAGTCGCACTGGTTCCGTCCACATGGACGCAGTTTGAGCCCGTTCCGGTCACAACGGATGGCACGCCGGCGGCTGCCTTGAGCACGCCCGTCAAGGCGGATCGGCTCAAGGTCAGCCCATCAGCGCTTACCGTTGTCAGTTCGCCCCCAGTCCCAGCAGCCGGGCCTGTCACGTTACCGCCGCCCGTCGCGCCCCCGAGAGAGGCCCAAGCGGACCCATTCCACCGGCAGAGAGCGATCAGCGAACCCCCGCCCGATGTGCAAGAGCCTGCAATCGTGGCATCGTTTACGACGGCAACCGCCCCAACTGTGAGCCCTCCCCCGGACGTGGGTAGGGTCGCCACCGTGTAGGCATAGATCACCGGTTTCGTGAGCCTCTGGTTGATCAGCGCCTGTGTGCGCTGACCGTACCCCGCGACCGCGGTCAGCAGCAAAAGACTCAAAAATTTCGCGTTCATGCAACCCCCAAAATCGGCAGTGCCGATAACCACCACTTGCCGTCGCTCCGCGCGACGAAATTGAAGACCGAGACCTCGTTGGCTCCGGTGGCAATCTCCGTTGTCGGTCCAATGAAATCGGCGCTCCAAGTGATCGCCCGTCCGCCGGTGGCGTCCTGCGTCAGGTAAACCGCCAGGATGGCGCCCGCCGCCGGACTCGACAAAGGAGAGACGATCTCCGCCGTTGGCGCGGTGAGTGTGTACTCGGCCATGTAGATCGATCCGCCGGCGTAGATGGCCGGCGAGACCGCGCCGCCGGTGATGCCCAAGATTGGCCTGGAGGCCAAATACCATTTGCCATCGCTCAGCGCCACGAATTGAAACACCGATGTCTCGTTCGCTCCGGTGGCGATCTCCGTCGTCGGCCCCACGAAATCGGCCGACCATGTGATCGCCCGGCCGCCCGTGGCATCCTGCGAGATCGCGACGATCAGCCGAGTGTTTGCGGCCGGCGAGACCACCGGAGAGGATACAACCGTCGTCGGAGCGGTCAGGGCGACGTCTGACAGGTACGTCAGGATGCCGAGCGTGGCGCCCGGTGCCATGTTCAGCCCGCCCAGGTTGGAGAGCACCTTGCCGCCGGCGTTAACGTGATCCTGCCAGGCGTAAGGTCCATCGGTCACCCCCTGCAGGAAGGCTTGTGTGATTTTCTGGCCATCCGCCGGGACTGTTGGTTTCGCCACGTCACCCCTCCTGTTTCACGAGTGCCGATTTATCGTCGGTCAGTTGCCAATTTCCGGCGAGTCCCTGCTGGAGAGCGATCAAGGTAAGGACGCCCTCTGACATCTTGTTGAAGGGCGCGATGGCAGCGGCTGCCGCCTGCTGCGCTTGACCGTTCAGATCGACGAGCAATTTGCGCTCGACGTCAGAGAGTTTGTATTCGTTCATCGCAAGAACCCCAGCGTTCGGATGTCTATGCTCTCGATCTGGACATCCCGGATGTCGTAGAAAAATAGCGTCAAGATGCTCGACCCATCCGGCCACCGCAACGCGACGTGAACGCTCTCGGCTGCCTGTCCCTGCCACCGGTAGCGCACTGTGACTAGGAACGCCCGTGTCTCCAGGTTTTCGGCCTGCATGAAAACCTGCACCTGGTCGTAGTCCGCCTTGAATCCGAGTGTCTCGCCCAGTGCCCGCATCGGAACCAGCATGTAAGTGCAGGGCAACTCGCCGCATTGGTCCGCGAGGCCTTGGAAGGCCGCGAGCACCGCCAGAATAATGATTGTCAAGAACCGTCTCATTTCAGCTCCCATACAGCGTCAGCACCATCTCTTTATCAACCGCCGCCAGGTTCACTTTCCGGCAGTCGATGTTCGGGCACATGACCGACTCCGCGAAGTAGGACTCTGGCAACCCAAGCGCATGGCCAACCTCGTGAATCAACAACGCCAGCATCAGCTCCCGCCAGCGCGGGTCCTGCCAATTGCAGTTGGCGTTGATCGTGACGTCCCCGGCGAATGGCTCCTTAATCAATGGCGGCGGGTACATGGCGATACCCAGGTTCCCCACCAGCGGCGCCAGGCGGATATCGATTGACCGCGGCAACCCGGGGATGGCCACTTCCTCGAAGTGCAGCCTCAGCGGCCGGCCGTCCGGAGTCCGCTCCCGCTCCCAGGTCTGGAGCGCCAGGGAACTTAGCGGCCGGCAAAACTCCAACTCCGGCGAGACCCAGTAGCGGATCGGATCGTTGCCCATCCAGCACGGAATGTAAGGCGGGTTTGGGCTCATCAAACCACCCCCACGTTCGTCACAAGGCCGGCCTTAAACGTCAGAGTCATCACCTGGAGGGTGCTCATTCCAACGCCAAAGTTGACCCCCGATGAGCCAACCGGATACCAGTTTGCCCCGTTGTCGGGGCTGTATTCCAAGTCCGTGGCTCCCAGACGCATCTTGTACAACGTCAGGCCGTAACTAGATCCGAACGATGCCGATGACGTCAGGCCGGAGTAGGTGCTGCCGCTGATGGTGGCCTTGAACAGCGCGGCTTCGATATACCCGGACGCGCCATACACAACGAGGTAAGGTGCGCCGCCATTGCCATGGTGGGCGACGACCGCGTTCCCGCCGGCCGCGAACTGAATGTTCAGCGTCGTGTTCGTCAGGGTGGCGAAATTGTCTTCATCCGTGGTGTGCCCGACGTAAACCTGCGCGGCGTTCAGAAGGACGTATCGGTTGTACGACGTGTGAGTGACCTTGATCCCGTCCGTCCCATTGATCGTCACCGTCAGGTTGCCGTTGACGATGGTCAGCGGAGTGTTACTGAAGCTCACCCCGGAACTGTTGGCCGTGATACAAGGGCTGCCAATGGTCGGTCCCACAAGCAAATTGATGAAGTACCCGCCAATGAAACCGGCGCCGTTGTCGCCGATGAAACAGACCTGATTCCCGCCTGAGTCGTTGACCCGGAATCGGGTGGGCTTGCCGCCCCCGGACCCGACCAGGATCTCTCCAGCGTAGAGTTCCGAAGTGCCAATCGCCCCGGCCGCGATCTGCCCCGCCGTGATGCTATGGGCGTAAATCTCGTTCGCTGTGATCGTCCCGGCGATGACATCCTTTCCGCCATGGATGAACTTTTCCCATTCCGTGTTCGCTTGGTTGACTTTCATCAGGGTCGCCGCGTCGATGATATAGGCGGCGGCGCCGGGCGGGTAAAGAGGATTTGGCAGAGCGGGAAGCGCCGAACCCGTGGCTACCAACGTCACCGGCCGGATCGTGTTCGCGAACGCCGCTGTGACCAGCGTGGCGGGCGCGATGCTGCCTCCCTCTAACCCCGTGGAAGCTGGCCGCGTCAGGATGGCACTCTCCAGCCACGGGCCCAGTGTGTTGTCTGCGGTCTGCGCGGCGATCCGAACCTTGGCGTAATCCTGTACGGCCGGCCGTGGCCAGTAGGGAGTATCCAGCGTCGTGACGGCCGGGTCGATCCAGCCGAGGGGAATCCAGTCGGACGTGGGAGTGGTCGCCCCCGAGTCGGAGTAATAGCGCGCCTGCGCCAAGTACCCGTCAGTGGTCCCACCGCCGGTCGACGTGACCAGGTGGAACCGGAACGACGGCACGCCCCCGATGGTCGCCGTCTGGATGGTCGAAGAATTCGAGGCCGGCCCGGGCGGCGCCGCGATCGGAATCACCCGCCCGCGAATGATCGTTGGATCCGCGCTCGGGGTGATCTGCGCCAGATGAACGTGGGGCGTGACGGTATCCGAGTGAGTGTTTACGCGGCCGTCGCGCGCTTCACTATAAAACCAAATATCGAAGGTGCAGGCTTGCACCAGCGGGTGCGGGCCGTTGATCTGCTCGCCGTTGTCGATCGCTTCGACGCGGCCCAGAAATACCCACTCATCTCGCACGGTTTCGCGAGCCCACACATGGACAGCGGCCAACTCATCACTCGCCGGCGCGCCCCACGCGAATGTGAACGAATAGGTCTCGACGCCATCGGTGGTCTGTTCCACCGCGACTGAGGCAGTCTGCCCAGTCACCAAGGGAGCGTACTCCTGGCCAGGGGTCACATCGAGGGGTCGCGTAATAGTGATCGTCAACTTGGGCGTGACACCCTCGATGATGGTGTTCTCGCCCTCCGCACCCGCCGAAACCAGCCAGGCGATGATCGTCTCAGTCAACGGACATGGCCACTGCCCCGATACCCATGTCGTCTGATCGGGCGCAATCCAACCCGCCGGCGCCCGCGACCCGTCCGCGTATTCGAACACCACCTCGTAGCCGATGAGAGCCGAGAACTGCGGCGAGCTGGTCGGCGCGATCCAGTCGAACCCGAATTGGTAGGTCCAGACGTTGTTTCGGAGTTCGTAGAACGGATAACCAACAATCAGCGCGAAGCCGGAGGCGTTCGGGGCATACTCCTCGCCGGAAATGATGACTGGGTTCGGCGTTAGCGTGATCGCGAGAGACGGCGTTGGATCGGCCTCGTCCGCATAGACCAGGTCGTTCTCCCTGGTCTCGGAGTAAGGGACCGCATAGAACCGCGCCGGCGTGGAGGCCTCCACGTCCGGGATCTCCCACACCGCCAGGTGGACGTTCTCGGCGATATAGGTGTGTTTTCCGAAATCAATGGGCTCGCGTTCGATCCCGACCACCGACGTCCCGACGACGGCGTCCTCCACGCGCGCCTGTTCGGCATCGCACCCGTCCGGGATCTCGGCGTAGACGTGGATGCCTCGGAATGTCGCCAGCGGGTCCGGCGCCGTGCCCTTCAGGCCCAGCCGCTGGAACTGCGCGCCGTCCCGAACGAAGCGCTCGATGACCTCGATGCTGGTGAGCGTGACGTTGCCCGGCGCCGCCGGAACTCCCACACCCGGCCCCTCGGGACTCACCGACCCGCCCGGCAGCACCGTCGATCCCTCGCCCGTCTCCCCGATCTGCTGCCCGCTCACGGCGAGCACTTCGCTCGCCGACGTCACAACCCAGCCCACGAACGCATCGCCGGCAGTCCCCGGCGTGAATGACGATGCCCAATACCACGCGCTGCCGAAGTTGTAGAACAGCCAGCTCTGCTGCGACGCCGGCGCCGCCGGCAATATCGGAATCAACGCGGGACGATACATCGATCCCTGGGCGAACAGCACGCCCTTCGTAATCGCCGGGATCAGGCCCGCGCCCCCCAAGGAGAGCACGAATCCCGCGATCACGCCCGTCCGCTCGATATTCGGAGCCGCGGCAACCTGTGGCATCTACCTCTGTCTCTTCGCGTACGTCGTGACTACCAGGATTCCATCCTGTGTGTCGGTCTGCGCGCCGCCATCCTGGTGGTAACTCACCAGGCAATCGACCACCCCGGTGGCCTGGCCCACGCTGAACCCCATCTGTAACAGGTGGCCCGGACCGCCGGTGGCCCCGCGCGTAGGCGGGGTTTGTGTTCCGTTCAGCGCCGACCCGGGAGGCGCGCCCGTCCAATAGATGTCAAACGAGTACCGCAGCTCGGCGCGCTCGTAGGCATACCCGTCCGCCGGCGAGATCGGGAGTTGCACCGTCTCCCCATGCTTGTAATACCCCCAGAATTCCTCCGACCGGACGGCCGCGAATTTGGCCGCCGCGTTCAGCGCCTTCTGGTTCGCCGCGGTGAGCGGATTCCCGGCATCGAACGCCGAGTCCGGAATCTCGCTGAACCCGGGCTGCGAACTAAGCGTGAGGGTCGCCACGGTGCGCCTCTTCCCACTGCTCGAAGGTGCGCATCACGCCCGCCACCTCGCGCCGCAACTCCTCCGGCCCGGCCCAGGCCTGCGCCAGCCGATAGATGGCCAGCATCGCCAGCATCCCGAACCCGGTGTCCGCCGAAACGATGTAAGTAGGACAGCCTTCCCGCACGATGGAAATCTCCAGAGTCTCCTCCGGACCCACCGCCCCGGCGCTTCCTTCTTCTGATTCCTGACTCCTGACTTCTGTCTTCTGTTTCTTCGCCATGTCAGTAAATCTCCGACGTCCCAATAATGAAATCGCGGTCCGACGACGCCAGCTTGTGCGCCGCCTGAACTCCCGTCAGTCCCGTGTCCAGCAGCCGGTACCGCATCCGCCCGGCCGCGAAATCCGGATCTCGATCGATCACCTCGTACAAACGATCGGTGACGCCCAGGGCGCCCGTGAGCAGGTCCGGCATCATCGCGTGCGTCACCGCAACGTAGTCCCCTACCCATACCGGCAGGCTCAACAAAAACGCCTCGATCCGGATCACCGGAGCGCCGCCCCGCAATCCCGCCGGCGTGCCGGCGAACCGCCGGAACAAGCGATCGGCCACGTCCTGGCAAATCCACTGTGCGCCGAAAACGGTCCGCAGTCCCTTCGATTCGATGGTGTGTTGCCCAGCTCGCCCGTAAGTCGAAACCGAAGTCGCATCGATGTAAAACAGTTCGGTCCCAAAATCGCTGCCGTCGTAGTCGAGCTTGAATACGACCTCGTTGATCACCGGCATCCGGTCGATTTCCGGCAGCACCATCATGTTGTCGGCGCTGAACGTGAACACCGACGCCGGCGCGGCGGCCGGCGGCCGCGAAGCTCGGAACGAGAGCTTCCCGGTATTGGTGATCACCGGATAGAGGCCGGCCGTCTTGTAAATCTCGGCCTCCAAAAACTGCTTGGCCTCGAACGATTCGGTGAGGCTGAACAGGTAAGGCCGGAAGGATTTGAACAGCCCTTCGGCGCCCGAATCGAGCGCGATCAGTCCCGTGCGGTCGATCTCGTCGACGGAACGCCCCAGCGCGAACAGGTGCATCGCCTGGACAATCTCGGCCGGGGTCCCCTGCGCGATCCACGGATTGTCGGCCGAGATCGGCTCGCCGTTCTCCGGGTGATCCCACACCGTCCGCTTCTGGCTCATTTGCACGTCGCGCGCCTGGAACATCCAGGACGTGTATCCGCGGGTCGGCACGATCTTGCAGATCTGGTAAGTGTGCAGGGTAACGAATTCGTTATATGCAATTCCCGGGTAACCCACCGACAACGTCGCCGCGCGCCCTTCCAGCGTCGTAGTGCCCACCAGCGTCCGGATATCGCCATCCGGATCGATCACCTCGAATTCAAGCTCGCCGATCGACGATCGTCCGTTCAGCACGTCGATCGACTGCGAGGCTCCCCGCGGACTCTTCAGCCACGCCTCGTACGCCGGCAGCGTCCCCGTGATCCCCTCGGCCGCCAGCCGATGAGTCGCGTAAACGGTAGACTCGCCGCCGATGGTCAAAACATAGATCGGCTTCTTGGCGAGCGCCGCATTCGCGGTGTCCCACGGGATGTTGGTGGTGATCACGCCGCCTCCGGCAGTTCCCACGCCCATAGTCCGAGCGCGCCCTTGGCCGGGATCGGCGCCGGCAGAGGAACTATGTCATCGAGCAGCCAAGCGAAACGGCCGGAATCAAAGTCCCCGAACGCTCGCTCCCGTTCGGCTGGGAAGAATATGTCGGTTGGCACACAACCGACCAGGCGGCACGTCGCGATTACCGCCCCGCGCGGCAAATCGCACACCCCCGCGATTCCCGCCGCCAAAAGTACGCTCCGGAAAGGTTTCTCCTGGCAAGTATCCATCGCCCAGTCCGGAAACCCCTTCGCCGCGTGAATCGCCAGCGGCCCCCGATACCCCGTCTCCCAGCTCCGCGTCTCGACCCGTTTCGCCCCGATCGCCACCAGCGTGGCCCATGGTTGTGTCAGCGATAGAGCCTTCACGTCGCCGCCTCCTCGTTCACCCGAACGTGCCGGCCGCACCCGCCCGGCTCCCGCTCCCACCGGCGCTGGACATTGATTTCCATCTTTTTAGAAACCGCCGCCAGCAAATCAAACCGGCATTGATGCGCCAGGCGAAACAAAACGATCGCGACATCGGCAGCTTCATCCTCGGTGGGCGTTCCCATCCCGTTCGGATCTTTCGCCAGCCATCGCAGCAGCTCCGCCATCTCGACGTTCGCGCGAGCGCCAATGATCGCCGCGCTCGCCGCCCGGCCGAACGTCGCATCCGCCCACTCGCCGATCGCGGCCTGATCCCAGATCTTCACCGGCATATCTTCCCGTCCGTGATCAAATCCAGAAACCAGAACTTCTCGACCTTCCCTAGGTCGTATTCATCCGGACACCGCAGCAGAAACGCCTTCACCGCCGCCCGCAAGATCAGATAGGTGTCCCCGCCCTGCAACTCCGTCCGCGCGCTCCCCCGCCGCTCCGCCTCCAACACCCCCGCCCCAATCCACCGCATCACCTTGTGCGAGTCCACCCCCATCGCCTCCGCCAGCGACGTCGCCGAATACCAATCCCCGTTCCGGCAGATCCGCATCCGCTTGCGCTTCAGGTGAACCGCCGTGGCAGACCGCGAAAACCCCGCCGCCCTCAATCGCAGCGAGATCCGCTCGTCCCCCATCCAGCCCCACTTAGCCAACAGCTCGAGTTCGCGAGTGCTCCAGATAGGCTCCTTCGCGCGCGCCAATCCAAGATCTCGCCCGCGATGTTTTACGGCGTACCCGGGCCATCCGATCCGCCGCGCCGCCATCGCCAGCGCCCCGCGATCGCAATGCCTCCGAAAGCGGTCATACGCCCAGCGGATCAGCCCGTCAATCTGCTCGTTCGCCTTGTATTTCCGCGCGCTCATATCGGGTAACTCACCATTCTCGTAAGGGCACAGTCTGTCCCGCCAAAGCGTGCGTTGAATCGGCGCAAAACTCGATCCAACCGCCGCGTACGAAAAAATGGCAACAGCGGGACTTACGGTCCTCGCCTTCCTCCCAAGAAACGCGTACCGAAGGCGAAAAGGTCGGGTGTTCCATATCGCCATTAAAAGACCATGTCGCACGTTGACCGTTCGCTTCCCCGACCCAGATCACATGATGCTGGGAGGCTCCCGGCGCCGTGTTCAAAGCGCAGCCCGGACACTCGATCATGTAACCAAGTAACTGATCCCCGCCGCCCACCAACCGCACCACGCGGTGCAGCTTCCCCTTGTCATCTGCGCTCATGCTGTCGCCCTCCGCGGCGATCGCCGTACCGACGCAATCATCCGCGCCAGCCCCTCCGGCGTGTATCTGTGGATGCAAATCCCCCGATGCCGCAAGGCCCGCCCGCACCGGCACTTCAATTCCGCGAACTTCTCGCAGTTCAATGCCTCGATCTGCGCCCCCCAGTTCCCCGCCGTTTGATGATTAAGTCCCAACCGGTCCGCCGCCTCGGCCACAGGAGTGCCAGCCAATAGCAACCGCGCAAACTCCGGCTTTTTACTTTGCGATGGATGATTCACCCCGCCCCGAAACGTCCGGTGCAGCACAAAATTCCGCCGGCATTCGGGGTTCAAGCAACGATACCCCCGCGTCCCGGAACTGTTTCGCCCGCGGCTTTCCGTCTTGTGACCGCAGAAAATGCACTTCGGATTCTCCAGATGGGCGCCCACCCGCAGGCGATTGAACACAAGATCGAACATCGCGTTGAGGACGTGCTCCCGCGCCTCGTCCAAATCCGTCGCCCAGACCTTCAGCGTCCCCGCCGCGTCCGGAGCCTTCACCGCGAATAACTGTGCTCCGTTGTACCGGCGATTTAATGTGTGTTCCAAACTCCGCGCCTCCCGAGGATCGATCTCCAGGTTGAAGTAGCTCATGCCCGCCTCACCCACGGCCGCGCGTCCCATGTCCGCCCGTCCAACAATCGCCCGGCCTTCTTCTTTCCCACGCGCACCGAAGAATCCGGACCCCACTCCCCCCACTGTTTGAAGAAGAATGGAATCTCCGCCGCCGCGCACTGGTCGCGTAACCTCCGGGCCCAATCCTGATCCATCCGCCGCGCGCGCTTGCCTGATTCCCCGCCGCAGATCACCCAGGCCAGGCGCCGATCCCCCGCCACCGCATCCGCGGGCAGCCCCAGCGGCCCCAGCGCCGGCTCGTGACTCACAACTCGCCCCGCCGCCGGCGTCTCCCGTAAGTACGGCCAGGCCTGGTCGAAGCTTTGTCGATCGTGCACCGACACACCCAGCAGCAGGTTCGGCAACGGCGGCGATGGGCAAATGTGTTGCATCCACTGCCAGCGTTTCGTAAGGACAATGTAGGTGTGCTGATGGTAGGTCCGCATCACATCGAAGATTTCTTCGACCCACGCGATCCGCACGCGATTGTGAAACAGATCCGCCAGCGGGTTCACGAACACCAGCTTCGGAGTATTCCACTGTCCTGGCCGATCCAGCCGGTGCTTCAGCAGCCGAACCTCGCCCGTCCAATCCTTCCCGTCCGGCATCACCAGCCCGCCATAGTTCGCCCGCATTGCCGCATTCGGATTGCACCCCATCCGGTGACATTCCCGAATCGCGTAGCAGTTATCGCAGCCCGCCGTGCGCTTCGAACACCCGACGACCGGACTCCAGGTTTCATCCGCCCACTCGATCTTGGTGCTCATGCGCATGCCCCCACCGACCCCCGCCAGTCCCACAACTCCATACCCCCCACCGCCGCCACCGGCTTCCGAAACCTCACCGCCGCCCGAAACACGAATACCCAATGCCCCGGCTTGTATTCCCCCCACAACTGCTCCCGCCTGGTCAGCAGGATCGGGGTCAAATGTTCGGCCATGATACAATCCACTAGTTCGACCGTTCCAATCACGGCGCCCAACGGCACTTCGAAGAGGTTCCTGCATCCCTGGCCATACAGCGCCCCCCGCACTGTCGGCATCTCGCAAAGGTTCAGTTCCGCCCCCTGCGGATATTTGTCGAGCGCGTAAATCGCCACTGGCCCCCGGTACCCCGTGCGCCAGCACTCGGGGTGGAGTTGCTTCAGACCGCACACCACCAGAGTGGCCAGCGGCTGAGGTAGTGACAGCGCCTTCATCGCACTAAAGCCTCCAGTTCCTTCTCATGCCGGCAATTGCGATGTGCCATAAAACGCCCCCAACACGTCGCCAGGTCCCGCCGGCGCCAGCTCGTCCGGCACGATCCGCCACACGAACGACGCCGAGTACACCCCCGGAGCCCTCCGCTCCGGCGTAAACTCCTCATCCTCGGAAACGCAGGTGTAATAGTCCGCCAGGTCCGAATCCGGAGAAAACCAGAACTCCCCGCCCCCCAACGCCCATTCCATGAACGCCGACCAATCCGCCAGGTCGTCATCCACCCGCATCGCGGGCATCGTGAAAGACAGCAGCAGATCGACCCGCTCCGTAACCCGCTCCCGTATCCCGCTCGTCGCCTCGTTGTCGTGTACGATCGCCTTCGCCTGGCACCTGAAACCCACCGGCCCGCGCTCGAACTGCAAGTGCGTGTGTTCCGTGGCCGCGGGATAAGTCACCAGGGGCAGTCCCATCAGATCCCCAACTCCAATTGGTCGGCCTGTCGGCCCAGCAGCCGGCACGCCGTCTCGTACGCCGCGCCAAATCCTTCGCCCACCCGCCGGTAAAGCGCGTTGCGCTCCGCCACCGGCAGCCGCTTCCAACACCGCTCACACACCGCCAGGTGGACCGACTTCGTCCGCCGGCACTGGCACACCGTCGATGTCAGAACCTGGTAGGCCAGGGCCAGCTCCCAGTTCATCGCAGCAACCTCGTATTGTTCTTGACCCCGCTGGCCACCAGCGACACGTCCCGATCCCGCACCGCCTCGTTCATCATCTGCATCATCTCCTCGATCCCCTGCCGCCCGACGATGTGCCCATTGATAATGATTTGGACCCTTGGCCCGCGCGTTTCCTGGGCCTCTGAGGCCCCCGCCGCGCTCCCGCCGCCGCTTACCCCTTCCCCCGCCCCTCCGGCCGCGCCAGCGCCCGCCTGCTTAGGCGCAATAGCCCTTCCCGCCACCGCCGCCGCCACGCCCACGCCCGCGAATATCCCCGCCGCCTGGAACGCCTGGCCGGCCGCCACGTAATCGTGCTGCGCCAGCCGGATGAAGCCGATCGCGGTCGCGTAGATCGCCTGCACGAACGATTCGGCCGCGATCGCCGCCATCGTCTCGGCCGCCGCCGCCCGCATCGCCTCGCCAATCGATTTCTTGTAGACGATGGCCTGCGCGATGTTTTGCCCCATCGCCTGCGCAAACTGGCCGAACGTCTTCACGGCCATCTCTCGCAGCGATTCCGCCGCCACTCGCACCATCATCAGCGACTGGTCCGCGCTGTACGCCCATTCCCGCAGCAGCGCCTCGTTGCCCCGAATGCGTTGCGCGAACTCCGCCCCGAACAGCCCCTGCCAGCCCTGCGAGTTGTACAGCGCCGTCATCTCTTCGCCGTATCGCGCAAATGCCGCCGCCCGGTTCATGTCGTATTGCCGCCTGATAATCTCGCGTTCGGCCTCGCTGCTCGCGGTCTTCAGCGTCTTCGCTTCCTCCACCTCGCCGAACTTCACCAGGTCCTGATCGTATTGCCACTTCAGCCGCTCGGCGTTCGTCTGCCGTGCCCCGAACGTCGCGGCCAGTTCGTGCTGCAAGGTCGCCAGCTCCCGCACGAACGCCTCGTTCTGTTCCCGCGCGATCTTGTATAGCCCCGCCCGATGAACCTCCGCGATCAGAGCCTGGTTCGCCTCCGTCAGAGTCTTCGCCTTCGCCAGGTGCGCCGTGAGCCGGACGATCTCCGCGTCCCACGCCGCCCGCTCCCCCTCGGCCGTCCGTTCCTGCTGCCCCAGCAGCCGCTGCTGGAGGTCCACCCCCGCCGCCTCCACCGCAGCCGCGCGCTTGTCGATGAGTTCCTGCCACGCCCCCGACTCGGCCTTGATCAGCGCCGGGAACATCCCCAGCAACGCCGCCTGCTCCCGCTTGATCGCTTCCGGATCCAACTTTCCGGAATCTCGCAACTTCTTGAACTCCTCGCCGGCCTTCCCCAGTTCCAGTCGCAGGTGCGCAAACTCCTGCCCCAGCTTTGCCTCTTCCCCCTGCGCCGCCGCCGACTTCGCCCGGAGCTGCTCGAGCACATTGGTCAGGCCCCAGAAATCCTGAGTGACTTTCTTGGTCCCCTCCGGCGGTTCTAGTCCCTCGCCGACGCCTTGCATTCCCGCGCGCACGTTCCGCTGTATCCGCTCGGCGGCCTCCACCGATGCCACCGCGAACCCGGTCGTGAAATTCCGGATCAACCCCATCAGGTCCCCGGATCCGCCCGCCAGGGCCGCCTTCATCCCCCCGATCATGCCCTCGACGCCAATGAGGAAATCTGTCTTGAGGGGCATGGACAGCTTTCCCAATGACAGCGTCAGCGCCTCGGTTTCGGCCTTCAGGAACGCCATCTCGGCCTTGAGTTCCTTCGCCGCGACGATGTCCTGCTCGGTAATGATGAGCCCCAGCCGGGTGGCTTCGTCCCCCATATCCCGCAGCGCCCCGGACCCGCGCTTCAGCATCTCGACCAGTTCCGCGCCCCCCCGGCTGAACAGATCCCGCGCCACCGCGGTCCGCTCCACCGCGGTCATTTGGTCTTTGAAGGCATCCGTCACGCGGTAGAAAAGAGGCAGCATGTTCCGCGAGCCGGCCTCGATCTCAGCCTGCGAGATCCCCATCCGGTGGAATACGGCCGCCTGCTGCGAGGTCGCATCCCGGGCCTTGTCGATGGTCGACGCGAACTTCGTCAATCCGCCGACCAGGGCCTCATACCGCGTCTCCGTCATCCGCGCCGCGTAGTGCAGCTTGCTCATGTCCTCGGACGCGATCCCCGTCTTCTCGCCGCCGTCCTCGATCTTGAGCGCGTAGTCGGCGGCCTTGTCCGCCGCCGCCGACATCGCCCCCGCGGCCGCGACCACCCCCGCCGCCAGCGCCGCCCCCACCGCCGCGAATCCGCCCGACACCGTCGTCAGATTCCCGAAGACTTTCTTCGACCAGCCCTCGAACTCCGCTCCCATCGCGCCCAGGTCCTTCGACAACAGCCCGCGAAACGCCGTTATGTTGCTTTGCGCCGCGGAAGGATCCGCCGAGATGTTGAACAGCAAATTCGCGCTGGAATCAATCGACATCGTGTTTATCCGCGGCCAATTCCTTCATCCGCACCGTCATAGCCAAATCAAACTTCAAGGCCAACACCGGGTCCGTCATCCCCAACAACGCCGACGGCCGGGCCCCCCACAACTTCGCCGTCGCCGCCAACGCCAGAGCCTGCTCGCTCGCGACGAAACCCCTCGAACTTGCGGCCCTCCTCGAACCGCATGGCCCAGCGCAGGATGTACTGCCAGTCCTCCTGTGGGATGTCCTTGGGATGGATTTCGTCGTCGCCGGCGGGCGCCAGCGAAATGCGAGGCTCGACGCAACAGTAGTTCAGCAGCTCACGGTAGAACGTCATCAGTTCGACGCCGTCCTCCACCGTGAACTCCGGCGTCTCGCCCCCCGTCATCGCCGCGGCCGCGAGCTGCAACGGCAGCCGCCCCCAAACCGCGAGCTGCGCCGCATCCGGCCGCCGCGCCAGAATCTCCTGACCGCTCGGCAGCTCCAACGGAGCCGCCTCCGCCCGCGCGCGCTCTCCCGCGCGCGCCTTCCACTCGCTTGCTCTCGCCACAATTCCCCCCTCAAGTGCTAAATCATTTCGTGGAACACGCCGATCTGTTTCCCCGCCGTCCGCGTCAGATCCGCCAGCCCGGTGAACGACACCTTATAGGTGCTTTGCTTTTTCCGGGACATAGTAATCTCTATCCCGCTCGTCGGCTGCACCCGGTACAAGCACATCACCCCCGCCTTCGTGGCGTCCGTCCGCTTCTTTGCGATCGCCGCGATGCAGATCGACGCCGCCTGGTCGGTCCCTCCGAAGGTCACTTGTTTCCACGACACCGGCGGAGTCGCATCTCCCGAGTAGCTCCCCACCCCAAGGGTTCGCGATAGCTTCAACATCTCCGTCTGGCTCATCTCGGCCTCGATCTTGGCTTCGAGGCTTTCAATGAACACGCCCACCGGCGCGTCCACCTGGTCCAGCCGGATGAACCCGATCTTCGGGGTCACGGTCAGCGTGATCTCGCCCGCCGTCCCGCCCAAGTGCTTCGCGTTCGCGTGTGCCGTCGCGTCCGGAGTCAGCGTCGTCGCATCCAACGTCACCCGTACCGCGTTGTCGGTCGGCGCCGCGTCGATCAGCCAGAGATCTCCCGGCCCCTGGTAGATCTCCGCCACCGTCGCGTCCTTCGCGATCGGCGTTCCGCCCGAGGCGTCCGCCAGTGTCTCGTGCACGATGCCGACTTGCTTCCCCGCCGTTCGCGCCAGGTCGGCGATCCCCACGAACTTCGCCTTGTAGGTTGAACTCTTCGCCCGCCCGAACGCCACCTGAAATCCGCCCACCGCAACGGCTGAGAACAACGTCGCGATGATGTGCTTCGCCGCGGCGGTCCGCTTCGGCGAAATGGCCGCGATGCACAGCGTCGGAACCACCAGCGTGCCCCCGAAAGTCAGGTGCTTGTAGCCACTCCCCGTCGCGTAGGTCGCCACGCCCAGCGCCCGCTGTAACTTGGCGGATTCCGTCTGGGCCATCTCGGCCTCTATCGAGGCTTCGAGGTCCGTTGCAAACCCGTCGATCGGCGAGTCGTACTGATCCATGTCGATCATCGCCATCTTGCCCTGGACCTTGGTCGTGATCGCGCTCTGAATCGCGCCCAGGTGCACGCATGCGCCGTGCGTCACCGAGTCCGGCGTACCATTGGCCGCCAGCGTAAGCCGCGGTGTGGCATCCACCGGAGGCGTCGCGATTACCCAGAGGTCGCCCGGCCCCTGGTGAACCTCACTTACTTGTATGTCCTTTGCCGTGCCCGCCATTTCCTAGTCCTCCACCGCGATCAGTGCGTGCGCATAGAGCGCCGCTTGTTCCAAACTCAGTTCGACGATTTCGCCGAAGCTGTAAACCACGCCGTCGATCTCGATCGGCAGCGTCACTCGGTACCGTTTCGTCATGACTCCTCCCGCAGCTCATCGACCTCAATCACCAGGTCCATCTCCGGGAACTTGGCCACCATCCCGCCGGCCGTCCACGTCGGCCCGTAATCGTGTTCCCGGATCGCCAGGCTCTGCACCTGGCCGCCGGTGACCGCGCCCACCCAATCCGCCGGCCAGCTCGCCGAGATCGCGTCGTGAATCTCCACCATCAGGGCCATGACCGCATCCATCAGCGTATTCGGGTCCGCGTCCTGCACCCCGAACTTGATCGTGATCAAGTGCGCCTGGCGCAGCATGCTGCATTCCGGATCGATGACGGTCCGCCCTGGCATCACCCACACCGCCGGCAGGTTCGCGGCCGCCCCGGTGAACAGCTTTCCGAACTCGACGAAGCTGGTGGTATCCGCCGCCAGGATCTCAAGCAGCTTGTCAATCACCGGCTTGATCAGTAAAGCCATATCAATCCGCGGCTAACTCATCGGAACGCGCATCGCCCGCCGCCAGGTCTCCGCGATCGCGCTGTCCGTCCGTCCCACTCGGAATCCGCATCCACTCGCCACCTGCACCATGTATTGATGGAAATGGTGCATCGTCTTCCGCTTAAACCCCTCAGTCAGCATGATCTCCGGCCGCCGCGGCAGTTTCTTCCGCGGTTCGATCGACTGATGATAGATAGCGTATGGAATCTTAGTTCCCAGGGTAAGTGTCTTCCGCGCCTCAATCAGCACGCCGTTTGGGTCGCCCGCCTGAGTCAATGACCGTTCCAGGTCGCCTGTCCGTTCCAAGATCCGCGTCCCCGGGTAATTCACTTCCTTCCACAGCGCGTATTTCTCAGAAAGGAATTGCCACGCGTACGGACCACCCTCCGCCCCCTCAGTCTTGAACTGCCTCTTCTCCAGTTCGTAGAAATCATCCGCAATCACCGGCCAGATCGGACGGTAGTCCGCCACTGAGTCGGAGAACCGCGCTATTCCCCGATCGAACTGCACTTCCCCGGCAATGTCGAGCCGAAACCGGAACACCGTGTTACTCCCAACTTACTAAGTTACCGGGCGGGTTAGTAACTGCACTGACCCGCCCATTTTCCGAACTCAGTGACAGGATAGCCTCAACTCACTCCGAACCTACTAGCTCGGCCCCCGGATTGGCAAGAAGAGTATCGGCCTTTGAGTAGGTTGGTGATTCAGGTCGCTCCACCGACTCAGTCCGCTCTTACTCGCGTCCTCCGGAGCGGGCTCCGCGAGGCATTCCGCCCCGCGAATTGCCGGCGGCCTGGCCGCCAGGTCGATCTGTATCGAACCCTCCGGCCGCACCTGCACCATCCCGAGCGGAGTCATCACCCAAATCTCAAGTAACTGGGGCGGCAATTCCGCCGCCTGCAAATGCATCAATCCCGGTGGACTGGCCGTCGTCGGTGCCATTATCCCCAACCCGATCAAGGTCAGCAGCGCCGCAAACATGCCCACCGTGGCCCACCACGATCCTTTCCGCATCAAACCCTGCATCAGAACACCTGTCCTTTCGAGAACGCCTGGTCGGCGTCCCCGGTCGAAGTCGCAATGTCCCCGCCGCCCACGAGCGTGCCGGTCTCCACCGTCGCCGCCCCCGGACGGAAAATCTTGTCGTACGCGCCGCCGGCCAGCGCCTTCAGCTCCCGGTCGAAGTCCGCGCGCAGCGTCTTCGCCAGGCCCCATTCCCCCGTGGCCGCGAACTGCGATCCCACCACTGACGCCAGCCGGGCTGCCGCCCCGTACCGCACGATCAGCTCGAGCACCGACGCCGGATCGGGCTCCAACGCGCCGGCCGCCGGCTGCGCCCAATTGCCCGGATCCATCGACAGTCCGCGCCCCAACATGGCCGCATTGACCGCCTGCGCGATCGACCAGATCCACCCGTCGATCGTGGTGTCCGGAATCGTTCCGCCCCGCTTGAATTGCGGCACTTCCCCGCACACCGCCTGCACCGTGGTCCACGTCTGCCCAAATCGGACCGTAAATGGGAGCGCCGCTGAACTGGATCCGTCCTCGTTGAAAACGATTATAGAGATGACCACCGAACTGCCGGCCAGCCCCTCCAGGTCCGCGGGAATGGACGCGTGAAGCTCGGTGGCGCTCACAAACGTGGTCGCCACCAGCCCCGGACATCCGACCTGGGCGCCGGCGTCGAAGCCGGAGCCCAGGCAGATCACCGCCGTCCCGGGGGGTCCGGACAGCGGCGAAACCGAACTCAGAATAGGTGCAGCCATGGTAGCGCCGGCTTCAGCCGGCGTCCTCCTACGTCAGGCAGTCCGTGAACAGCACCCCGGCCAGCACCGACACCGTCTTCTGGTCGTAGTACTTGTGCACCTCGACCACGTCCGCCGTGTTCGGCTCCCAGTAGTAGCGCTTCACAAACTGCGATCCGTCCTCACTGACGCCCGCGATCCCCCGGAGCGCGCCGCGCCAGTTGAAGGTGTAGCCCAGTGCCACCGTCCTCCGGCCCGGAACCGGCGGGCAATAGTAGAGACAGGCGGTCTCGCCCCACACCCAGTCCATCGTTTCGGTCGCCTGCCCCTCGTTCGCCGTGTTCTTCACCGCCCGTCCGATGTTGACTTCGTTCACGTCGATCAACCTGGCGAAAGCCGCCGGGGTGATGTCCGCCGGATCTCCGACGGTTGCTCCGCCGCTGATCAGACTCTTCACATTGGTGTTGTTCCGGATGGCCGTCCATACCGGCTGGGATACGGTGAAACGGTTCGGCATCATCCCGATCCGCTTCCCGATCACGTCCGCCTGTGCCCGGATAATTGCCACCGGGTCGTAACTGGATATCCCGCCGCTGGCCGCATCCCAATGGGTCGACGTCTGCGCCGCCAGCGACGTGCCGGTGAGCGTGGCCGCCAACTTCGCCACCAGGTTGATTTCCTGGTTCAACAGGATACGGTCGGTCAGATACGCCGTCACATCCTGCATCAGATCGAATGACGGATTCTGCTCGTTCTGGCGCTCGCGCGGAACGTAATCCTTCAGCGCGTGGCCGTCGCAGAAGTAAGTGTCCTCCGACCAGGACCAGCTCGCCTCGCGCGCCAATCCGCCCGGCGACCGCTGATCGTCGACCGCTACGAAGTTCTGGCGCCCGTAGACCGGATATTTGTCCGACTGCGCATCCACCGGGAGGGCCGGGTAGCATCGTTCCGCCACGTAGATTCCGTTGGCGTACTTGACGCTCAAGTTGGTGAGCAGCCCATCAACTCTCGCTCGTTGCAGCATATTCTCTCCTCTGTCCCCCCAAACTCGGCCCGCGGCCTCCGGCGTCCGCCTTGGGGAGCGATCTCCCCCACCGGAATCCCTGGCAGATGCCGCGATATGACCCGCCGGCGCCCCAGTCACCAGGCCGGGACGCCGGCCGCCTCAACGGAATCAAACCGCCCGCGGCTACGATGCCGCGGTCTTCACCACGAACGGCTGGATCTGAAACCAGAACTCGTCTCCGTCCGCTCCCGCCGCCGTCCGCGCCATTCCGACCGGGTAGTTCACCTTGGCCGTCCCCGGCACCGCGACCACGTCCGTCTGCGCCGATTCGAACTTCCCGGTGTTGTCGCCGATCCGAACCCAATCGCCGACCGCGATCACGCCCGAGGCGATGCCCTTGGTGCGCCCGGTCTCCTTCACCAACACGCCGCGGTTTTGTGTCGCCTGCGCTTCCTGTGTCACGCCGACGAATTTGCCTTCATTCGCTGCGCTCGGTTTCTTCACCTCGCCCTCGTTCGTGCCCTGAACCACCGCCCGATAGGCCAGCACGCCCGCGGCATCCGTGATTTTGTACGTCCTGTATTCGCCCGTCATCGTTTTTTCCCTCGCTCGACACCCGCTCAGGGCGCGCCAGTTGCGCGCCAGTCGCGAGCTAGTCTCGCATGGCCTCCGTCCGGGCCCGCCGCAGCCCCGGGTTCTCGTTCAGCGCGATTCGGAGCGCCTGGTTATAATCCAGGCCCTTGTCCGCGGCCATCTTCTCGCGCGCCTTCTGGTCGATCTGCGCGTCGATCTTCACCAGGTCGGCGCCTTCCCCGGCGCCGCCGGACAACCCGGTCTCGCTCAGGTCGATCTGCTTTTTCCGCCCCGCGACGAACTCGCGGAATTTCGGCAGATCATTCAGCGCCAGCACTTCGATCGCCGGCCGCTCCGCCGGCGTGATTTTGCCTTCCTTGACCGCGGCGTCGAGTTCCTGCTGCACCGTCATCGCCCGGAATACCTCCGGAGCGATCGAGTGCTCGCTCTCGCTCAGCGCCGCGAAATCGAACCGCCCATCGGTGGCCCGCTTGACGTCGGAGAGTTGGATAACCTTCGGCTGGACTTCGGGTGTCAAACCTTCCACCGAAAGTACCGTCTCCGTTCCGTCCTCGAGGATCGCGCGCGCCGTGCAGGCCGCCCGATCCGCCAGGATCAGTTTCTTCACCATCGCCTCTCTCCTTTCGGTGGATTCCTCCACCACCCATCCGGCCTCGCTCAGTGCGATCGCCGGCATCTGCTCGAGCACCGGCACGTTAGTCAATGCCACGCTCGTAATCGTTGCCCCCTGCTGCTCGCCCGAGGTCTTGTCCCGCGCGCCCCAGTTGATCACCGAGGACACGTACTTGTATTCCTTGGCGCGCAGCATCTCGCGAGCTTTTGCCGTAAACTCCGCCAGGCCCCACAGTATTCCCGAACCGTCCGTCTCCGGCTCGATTTCCTTGAGCCATCCCGAGGCCGGCACCGGCTGCCCGCTCCCGGCCGCGTATTCCGTCCCATGGTCGTAATCGATCACGACGTCTGCCGCGCGCTTCCGGAAGTTCGCCACAATCGTGGATACGTCGGCTCGCGTGATCGAGAACTGGAGCTTGCCCTTGAACCACCGGCCCAACTTCGCCAAGGGAATCCGCACCAGGCCCTCGGCCCCGATCTCGCCCAATACCGCGACAAACTGCGGCCCGTTCTCAGCCTGCGTCATTGCCTCACCTCGTCCGCGAACACGAAGACATGCACGCAACGGCACTTGTCCCCGCCGTCGCAATCCGGATTCGGGACGTCCGGCACATCCTCCGGCGTGGCGCCCTCCAGCCCGTCCGCCGCCGCGCAAGCCTCGCAAGTGTTCAGATCGAGCAGCGCCGAGTAAATCACCGCCTGGATCTCGTCCTTATGCTCCTCGTACCCGTCCGCGCGCCCCTCGGCGAACGCCTCGTTCGTCCCCTTCGACGCCACCCCGTCCATCCACTTGTCCGACTGCCCGTCCAACTCTTCTTCGATCGACAGGATGGTCTCGCCCTTGGTGGTGTCCGCCCCCGGCCGCCGCATCCAATCCAACGCCACGTTCGCCGCGCGAGCCACCAAGTTGTTGACAAATTCTCCGACCACGCCATCGGCGTAAATCCCGAGTGGCGATCGCAAATCCGCCGCCCGCAAAATCCCCGCCGTCGCCGGCACCTGCCGCGTCCGCTCCTCGGCTACCTGGTTGAGGCCGAAATCGTATACGCCCTTCAGAATCGCCTCGACCTCACCGAGCAGCTTCTGGTCCGGAGCGATCGACACCCGATGCAAATTCCGCACCGGAGTGCCGACCAGCTTGTTGACCACTTCCTTCTGCACCCGCGCCCGCGCTCGCCGCAATGCCGCCGCGGTTTCGTCCCGCCCCCGGTCCAGCTCGCCCACGATCGCCGCCAAAGCCAAACATTTCTCCGCCCGCCGCGCGCCGTCCGATCCCACCGTCCCCGGCTGCCGCTTCATTTCTGCAGCCGATGCCTGCAACTTCTGCATCGGTTTTGCCTGTGGCACTGGAGTTATCGCCACCGGCGCCACCGGCTCCGGCCGTTTCCGCGGCGTCTTCCCCGCCTCCGGCAACCCCATCGTCTTGCGCAGGTACGCCTCCAACTCGTCATCCCCCTGCACCAGGCCCGCGCCCGCAAGCTCCTTCAAAGCCGGGTACACCATCTCGAACTTGACCGCCTGGATCTTCTGTGCCACCAGCCGCGGATAACGCGCGAGGCCCGCAAAATTGTAATCGCAAAGTCGCCGGATCGTGGTCCGAGACACTTCCTCCTCGATCACCTTCGCCGTCGCTTGCAAGCCCGAGTAGAAAAAATCGCTGAGAGTATCCCCCAGGGCGCGATTGCCGGACTCTGACTGGCCCAACATCATGAACTGCGCCAACACGGCCACGGCAATCTGCATGTTGTGGTGGGCAATCGATTCTTTGGGGTCGCGTAAACCGCCTTCGATGCCCTTCAGTCCGAATGTCCATCCGTTCGGTAAAACGATCCCGGCTCGTTCGTGCGTCGAGAGCTTCGACACATAGTCCAGTGCGGTCGTCCGATCTTCCTTTTTGGCGTCCGGGCCCATGATGATGTAGGGCACACCCATTCCGTTCCGCTCGCAGGAGATCGCATCGATTCTGTACAGATTGCTTTTGATGAACCAGTGCGGGTAGATATGCCGCAGCACTGATCGGCCCCCAAAATTCGCGCCCTCCTGTTGGAAGGTAAACAATGCCAGGCGGTCCCTCTCCACCGTCACCGTCACGTAGGTGTCGCCCTTGGCGCCATACTGCTCGATCCCCAGTAATTCCTCCGTCTCCTGATCCACGATCCACCGCTGGAACGTCACCGGTAGCAACGGTTTCAGCTTCTTGATCCGGACCCGGTTCCCGTCGACGTACCAGTGATCCGCGTGCGCCGCGCATCCGAAAGGCAGCATCAATAGGGCGTTTTGGATCACCGAATCGAACCTGATTTCCTCGAACAGACACTCCCGCACCAGGTCCGTTGCCTCTTGTTCGACCGGCGTTGGATCTTTGGGAGCCATCACCAACCATTCCGCCTGGCGGATTCGCAGGCCAATGGCTTGCAGCGTACCCGCCACCTGCGCGTCCGAGCGCCGCATCTTCTCGTATGTCGCGAAGGCGCTCAGCCCCTCCAGCGTCGGGTTGTATTCCCCCAAGTCCCGCAAATACCCCGCGAAAAAAGGAGTCCCGGTCGTCCCCACTTCGGTGGTCGGTGGGCCAGCAGCCGCCGGCTGTTTTTCGGCGAATCGTAACCACTGCGGCAGCTTCACAAGCTCTCCTTCACCTGGATCAGCAAAACCCGTTCCTTGGTCCTTCCGGCCGTAGTCGTGATCCGGTTCGTCACAGTGTAGTCCCGTCCACCCAGCCCGCCCGATAGCCAGATCACCGTCTCCGTCCCGGAGAAATTGGACTCGCCAGCCTCCAGGTCGATCGGCACGCTCCATTCGCTGGCCGCGATGGTGTCACCGTCCAGCCAGGACGTCCAGTCGAGCCCGTAATCGAGCACTTCGCGCGGAGTCTTCTCGAAGTTCACACTCGCCCCCTTCGCGTTTCTCGCTGTGCCCGGACCTGGCGCGAATCCTTGTTCATCGCAATCCTTCGGCCCGGTGGCGCTGGCGCAAAAACACCCTGCGCGTGCGTCGCCGTCCCCCCCGCCGTCGCGCCGCCGGAAGCCATCCAGGACCTGGTCCTGGACAGACCGGCCGCCCCGGCGCTTTGTCCCCCACCCGATCCGGCATAGACATATACCTGGCCTCCGGCCGGGATGTATTCGGCGATCGCAGCTCCCCCGCTTTGGGCGCCCCCGGACGCGGAGAACGATTTGGTCCTGGAGACGGTGGCGGCGCCGCCGGATTGCCCGCCGCCCGCCGGCGAAAATACCTTCGTCCGCGACCGGGTCGCGGCCCCGCCAGATTGCGCACCTCCCGAGATGGATGGGACCTTGCTCCTGGATTTGTCGGCCGCGCCGCCGGACTGCGATCCGCCAGTCCCGACATAGGTGTAGACCTGCGCCCCGGCTCCGGCGTATTCTGTGACCGCCGCCCCGCCCGACTGGGCGCCCCCCGATGGCGTGCACGCTTTTGTCCTCGCCAGCGCGGCCGCTCCGCCCGACTGGGCACCGCCCGATGCCGCGTAGGCTCTTGTCCTCGCAAGCGATGCCGTGCCCCCCGATTGGCCGCCCCCCGATGGCGTGCACGCTTTTGTCCTCGCGATCGAGGCCGCTCCCCCCGATTGACCGCCCCCCGATGCCACGTACGTAAAGGAAT